CCTGGCGATCAACATCGTCGGCAAGGTCCGCGACCATCTCTCCGCCATCGTCACCAACGGCAGACTGGCTGAAACCGAATTGCGACAGCTTGCCGAAACCGCCGAACGCAAACGCCGCTTCGGCATCATTTGAGACCTCAGAGGAAAAATCCATGACCGACGAGACCAACTCGGCGCCCGCCGAGCCGATCACCGCTGTTGCGCTGCCCGCCGATGCGCCGGCATCATTCAATTCCGCCGAGTCCGCCGCGAAATACATGATCTCGCAGCGCGGGAAACAGAACCCCTCTGCCGAGCGCGCCGAACCCGCGACCGCAGATCCCGAATTGTCCGAATCTGACAACGCCGCCCCGGAAACGGACCCCGGCGAAGATCCTGACGCAGCCGACCCTCAAGCCATTGAGCCCATCGAGCCGCCGAGGTCTTGGACCAAGGCCGAGAAAGATCGCTTTGCGACCTTGCCTCGCGAGACGCAGGAGTACCTGCATTCCCGCGAACAGGAACGGGAGCGTGAATTTCGCCGCAGTCAAAATGAAGTCGCCGACCAGCGCAAGGCCATCGCGGCCGAGCGTGAAGCGGCGGCAAAGGTAAGGCAACAATACGAGGCCCAACTACCGATCCTCATGCAAACTCTGCGGGACGCCCAGCAATCGGCATTTTCCGATATCAGGACCATCGATGATGTGCAAAGGCTGGTGGCCGAGGATCCGCTCCGATATCTGCAATGGCAGGCGCACCAGACAAAGCTGCAGGCTGTCAATGCCGATCTGGAGCGGTCGAGGGGACAGCAGGCACAAGCCGAACAATCCAGATGGGCCGAACACGTCAGCAAGGAAAACGAGCTTGCGGCCGAATTCATCCCCGAGCTTGCTGACAAGGTCAAAGGTCTCGCGTTGACAACCCGCGTAGCCCGGGAGCTACTGCCCGAACTCGGCTTCAAGCCGGACGAACTCGCCGCGCTCGCCAGTGGAAAGGAAAGACTTTCCATCTATGACCATCGCGTGCAGCGACTCCTCGCCACCGCCTTGAAATATGCCGACGTGCAGAAAGCCTCCAAGGCTGCCGTTGCCAAACCATTACCTCCGGTCCAGCGGCCCGGAACGGCGAGGCCCTCCGGCCAAGCCAATTCCGAGCGCATTCAAGCCCTCACCGAACAGCTCAACCAAACCGGATCGCTGAAAGTCGCGCAGGAATTGCGCGCGCTGCAAGCCAGCCAGCGCCGGGCATCATAAAGGATCTCAACCACCATGGCAGCCCCTACCAATACCTTCACCACCTACAACGCGATCGGCGATCGCGAGGATCTGTCGGATTTGATCTACCGCATCGACCCCGTCGACACCCCCGGCATGACGGCGATCGAGACCGAGAAGGCCACGGCCGTGAACCACGAATGGCAAACCCAGGCACTGGCGGCGGCGAACGGCGCCAATGCCCAGCCCGAAGGCAACGATTTTACCGGCGTTGCCGCGACGCCGACCGTGCGGCTCGGCAACATCGCGCAGATCAGCGCGAAATATCCGGTCGTCTCGGGCACGCAAGAGGCCGTCAAGCATGCCGGCCGCGCCAATGAAATGGCCTATCAGGAAATGCTCAAGGGCATGGAACTGAAGCGCGACATGGAAACCGTGCTGTTCGGCACCAACCAGGCCAAGGTGAATGCCGATCCCCGCAACTGCGCTTCGATCCTGTCGTGGATCAAAACCAACACCTTCAAGGGCGCCGGCGGCGTCGACCCCGCGGCGGCGGACGGCACGGGAACGCGAACGGACGGCACCCAGGCGCCGTTCACCGAAAAGAACCTCAAGGGCGTGCTGGCTGGCGCATGGACTTCCGGCGGCAAGCCCAGTCTGATCCTTGTCGGATCGTTCAACAAGCAGGTGTTTTCGACCTTCACCGGCCGCGCCACGCCGATCGAGAAAACCAAAACGAAGAAGGTCGTGGCTTCCGTCGATGCCTACGAGTCCGACTTCGGCACCCTGAAAATCGTTCCGGACCGGTTCATGCGCCAGCGTGATGTTCTCGTGCTCGAAACCGACAAATGGGCGGTGGCCTATCTGAACGGCCGCAAGTTCGTCTCGATCTACATCGCGCCGACCGGCGACTCCATGAAACGACAGATCCTCTCCGAATACACCCTGGTCGCCCGCAACGAAAAAGCCAGCGGCGGCGTGTTCGACAACACCACCGCGTAAGCCCGACATCATCGCAACCCCTCGCGGGGCGGCCCTCGGGTCGCCCCTTTTCCTTTTGGAGGTTTACAATGCCGCTTCCGACACCCCATCCGCTCGATAATCAGTTTATCCAAGGCTACTGCCCGAGCGTCGGTGCCGCGCCCGCGACCGTCTATATCCGCATCCCCATGCGCTGCCAGATCGTGCAGATTTCGTCCTGCCTGCAAGGGCCGATCACCACGGCCAATGGTTCTTGCGCGGTCGCGCTCAACGGCGGGGCGTCCTTCGCCACGCTGACGATCCCATTTACCGGCTCGGCGGCCGGTCAGGTCAATACGGTTTTGCCGAATTCGATCACCTGGGCCAACGAGGGCGATGTCATCAGCATCACGCCATCGGGCGCCAGCGGCGCCGCGGCGGCGATCTTCGACATTTCCATTCTGCAGGTCTGACGCCGATGCAGGTCAATAACCCCCTCGCGTCCTTCACGCGGCCGAACAACACCACCACCTATGCGCCCGGGCAGCTCGTCGCCAATTCGGTGACGGCGGGCGCCGTGGTGCCGCTCACGATCAATCTTGGCAACTCGTTCGGGCAGGGCCAGTTTCGCCTGACCCGGGCGCGGCTGTTCAAGAGCGGCACCGGCGTCACCAACGCTACCTTCCGTATTCATCTCTATGAGAAGTGGCCGGTCTGCGCCAACGGCGATGGCGCAACCTGGCTGACGGATAGTTGCGGGCACTGGCTCGGCAATATCGATGTCTCGTCCATGCTGTCCTTCAGCGATGGCGCGGCGGGCACGGGATCGTGTCCGGCCGGCTCCGAGCAGTTCATCAAGACCGATGCGGGCTCTACCCTCTACGGTCTGTTGGCCGCTCTCGGGGCCTATACGCCGGTCGCCAACGAGGTGTTCACGCTGGTTCTCGAGGAAGTGGACGCCTATTGATGAATGTTCGCTTTCATCTCGATGCCAACGGCCGCGACATGGCCATTGAGCACACCCAGGACGTCGAGCCGATCCTGGAATGGAATAAGGCGGCGCGGCGTGAAGAACAGCGCTCGGATTGGGGGCGTCATGTCGCGCGCATTCCCAATGTTGTCCTGGTGAAGTGGCTGGATGAGGAATATGCGAAAGGCCGCACGGGCTTGCGGATGTTTTCGTCCGAATTCGACGAGATCGTGCAACGCAAATTGCAAGACCCCGAATGGGCTTATCTGCGCACGGACAGACCGGCCTTGCAGGTGGGCTGGTTGTGAGCGGGGATAGCGGCCGTTGACTCTGTTCTTGTTATGTTCCAGGATGTCGAGCGGACTAATTCTCTGTTTCCGCGCAAAACGTGGTCCGATGACAGGCCAGGGCATCATCGGCCATTCCATCCACGCAACCGGTGAAGACGAATGTGCTCCTCCATTCTCCGTGCCAAGCGATCGTCGCGCGTTCGTTCCGAGGGTGCGCGTCTTGTTCCCGCTCAAGCTACTGTCGCGACGGCTGGGGGCGACGGGTTTGGTCTTCCCTCTTCCCTCGCGGAGCCACGGTGGATTGGTCGACGAGTCCGGCGTGCCGGCTTTGCGATCGCGCAGCTCATCTGCCTGCTGACCGCGGTTGCGACGTCAGGACATTGCGCGGCGGCCGCGGACCGGCCGTTATCTGCCAGCATTGTGTCGACCTTCGATTTCGAGGGAAGAGCGCGTTTCTGCTACGATCGCGTACCAGAAATTATTTATTTTCAGCACGACCAGGAAAGGGACCTGACCTCACTTGAAGCCAGATCGATCGATGGGCATGTCAGAACGCTCTTTCAGTTCCCTGGCTTCGGAAACGAGGGGTCTCTTTCCTGCTCGCAAGATGGTTCCACGATCGCCGCTATCTACGGCCACGACCAGAAATTGTTCATCCAGAAGGGCTCGGAAGTTGCAGTCTATGAATTTGCCAAACCCCTTTTGTATTCCGTAATCGGAATTCGCTGCTCTCGGCTGACGGGTCCATGATCAGTGTTCCCGGTGAGCCGATACACGTCTCCGGTTCCGATGTCTTGATGCAGATGCGATTTCTTAAGACAGAAATAGGCGAGGATGTCTTCTTCGAAGGCGGAGATGCTTACGTAGACAAGGATCGTCGGATAGATCTTTATCGATACAGTGATGACGGTTGGAAGAGGCAGGGCTCCACGGCCAAGCCCCCTGGCTTCGATGTCAACGAAATCAGCCGCTGCGGAAGGCAAATCCTGGCGTCACTCGGGAACGATTATGTTTCTCGATTCCTCACACTCGACCAGCAGTCGGGTCCTGTCGATTGGTTGAGCCGCATCGGCGTCAGAAGCCTGCTTAAGGCCTTCAGCAGCCTGGTGAGGATCGATGGCGGCTATGGCCAATGCGTATTTCCCCTCTTGGCAAAGCGCGATGTTCGAAACGTTTTGTTGGGGATCGTCACTTTCGACAATGAAAGAATGCAACGGTTTGCCATCGAGGGACCACCGCTCGCATTGTCTGACCACAAGATCGGTCTCAGCAAAGATGGATGCTACGTGTTGTTTTCGGCGTTCAAGCAGGTTCCGGAAATTCCAGAGTTCACAATGCGGCAGCAGGCCATAGTAGTGAAGTTAGCCGCGCCTGGCTGCAAATAATAGTCCCGCTGAGAGGTATCGATGTCTTACAGATATCCGGGTTTCACGCTCGTACATCCATTTCCCGAGCCGCGCCCGAAGCAGAAGTTTGGTTATCACGGCGGGGCGGACTATGCCGCCCAAGCGGGAACTCCAGTGCCGGCCCAATATGCTGGTACTGTCCTTGCCTTTGCCAATGCCGCAGTTCGACAGGCCACTCGGGTTCATCGACGGCAAGCTGGCGCCGCTGCCGCTCTTTGGGCCAGCCGCTGATCCCAACGCGCCGGGCGATGCGAGTTGGTTGCCTGCGCCGGCTGGCGGCGCATGGGGCGACCACATGTCGCGAGCATCCGCCATTGACGCCGGCGCGCCGGCGGTAACGATCGCTCCCTCCGATCCATATCCGCCGGGCGGTCAGCCAGGCCTGCTTGCCGGGCTGGCTGGCATCGATCCGCGGCATACCAACCAGCCTGCAGCCCCGCCTCTGGAAGACCGGCTGCGCGGCTTCTATCGCGATGACCCGCTGCAGCCGTGGTTCGTTGAAGGACGGCGCTAGATGCGAATTGGGCACTCAGTGCGCGATGCGCGTTCCTCCGGCGCGATCCGCAACGCCCGGCGGCTGTGCCGGTCCAGTGGCCCTGCACAAAATATCCTGAAACTATCGGCGATAGGTTACGGGGAAAGTGCACCAAAAGTCCTAGCGCAATGAGTAACGTCGTGATGTTCGTCTTGGCGGACTTTACCCGTCCGCGGAGCGTGACTAAGCCTTGTGATATCCATCGGAGCCGCCATGGTGGTCGGCATTGACAGCGCCGGATGCCGAAAATGACGCGCATAAAATATCTTTTGGCAATTTTCGTCGCGGCGGGTGGGTATGCATTACCATTGCTCGCCTATTCCTTTGAAGCCTCTGCTGGTTGGCTGGTTTGGATGTTTCTTGCCAGTTGGATTCCGTTGTTTTTCTTCTCCTTAAGCGCCTTATTTCGGCGCAACTGGAGAGCGGTTGCGGTTTTCTCGGCCACGTGGGTGTTGGCTTTGTGGCCCCTCCTTGAGGTTGAGCCCGTGGAACGATTTCGCTTCTGGCTTCTCGTCCAGGGCTTTCGCATCCATACCTCGCCAGTCGAGGACTATCTGTCCAGATGCAGGTTAACCGAGTTCGTGGAGAAGGGCGCCAAGCAAACGGTTGGTGAATGTGAATCCAACGGCGGCGTGTACGACAACGCTGCCTATGTCGTCTTTTACGACACGACGGGGGAGATCGCATTGCCTGTGTCCCAGAGAACCCCAGAGTGGATGGATGCGATGTATCACTATTCTCCGAAGAAGGTGCTGAGGGACTCGGAAGATCGCGCCGACCACCTTATTGGAAAGTTCTATAGAATCATAATTGATCATGACGAGTTTGACGGCGACACCGTTTACTGACCCTCGCATGCCTGCTCGGCGGGCTCGATAATGGCGCGACGGTATCGTTGCCAGCGGATTGATTAAACCAGGACGGCATAGGACATTTCGTGACACAAATTGTCGACTACACGTCGCTGCAGAGCGCGGTGACGGAATATCTGGCGCGCGACCAGGATACGACCCTGATCGCACGCATTCCGACCTTCATCCAGCTCGCGGAAGCCAAATTCAACCGGATGCTGTTCTGCCGCCAGATGGAGCAGCGATCGACCGCGCTGATCGATGTCACGCAGGCCGAGCCGCAATACATCGCGCTCCCTGCCGATTTCCAGTCGATGCGGCGGGTGAAGCTGAAAAGCACAAGCCCGAGCGTGCGGCTCGATTACAAGTCGTCGGCGCAGATGGACGAATACCGCACAAGCATCGGCGACGTGATCAATCAGCCGTTGTTCTTCACGATCTTCGGCTCCGAGATCGAACTCTGCCCGACGCCGGATCAGGATTACACGGTCGAGATGGTGTACCGGCAGAACCTCCCGGCGCTGGCCTCGAATTCCACCAACTGGCTTTTGACGCTGGCGCCCGATCTCTACCTCTACGGCGCGCTGCTCGAATCCGCGCCGTACATCAAGGAAGATGCCCGCATCCAGACCTGGGGCTTGGGCTTCACGTCCGCGCTCAACGACGTCAACGGGCTCGGCCAGATGTCCACCTACAACGCGGGACCGCTCGATATCCGCATTTCCGGAGTTACACCCTGATGGCCGCTTTCAACAAATTCAACACCTTCGTCGGCGACGTCGCGCACGCGCTGCATGACATGAAGACCGGGACGGCCCAGGTCTATCAGGTCTACCTGACCAACAGCCTGCCAGTGGCGTCCAACACAATCTACAACACGCCGGCCGATCTTCCGACGGCGAACGGCTACACCGCCGGCGGGGTATCGATCGGCGCCATTACCGGCGCCCAGGCGGCCGGTGTATTCTCGTTCTCCGGCGGCACCAATCCGTCCTGGACCGCCCAGGGCGGCTCGATCGGGCCGTTTGAATATGCCGTGCTCTACAATGTCACGTCCCCCACCAAGCCACTGATCGGCTGGTGGGACTATGGCGGCCCGATCACGCTGACAAACGGCAATACCTTCACCGTGACGCTGCCGTCGCCAATACTGACGTTGACCTGATGCCGGGCTTTCTCGACGTTTGCCGCTTCAATCCGGCGCTCGGCGGCACCACCGATTGGACCTATTCGACCGTCGTGCAGGGCTATCAAGGCCCGAGCGCTGCCGGCGCGGTCAACGGCACGGTGTACCGGTATCGCGCCGAAAGCGCCGATCTCTCTCAGTGGGAGATCGGATACGGTGCCTACAATTCCGCAACCGGCATTTTCGCGCGCTCCGTCGTGCTGTTCAATTCGTCGGGCACTACCGCAAAGATCAACTTTTCGAGCGTGCCGCAGGTAGCGATCGTGGCGGTTGCGGAAGACCTCACGGCGATCGTCTTGCGCAGCTATCTTGCCGGGTTGACGCTTTCGACAGCAGGATCATCCGCGACGTTTTCGGTCGCTGCCGGCGTCGCCGGCGACAGTACCAACGCCGACATGATGACGCTTTCGGGGTCGATATCAAAGACCACCTCATCATGGACCGCAGGATCCGGAAGCGGCGCGCTCGATACCGGCGCGATCGCCAACAATACCTGGTATCACGCCTATCTCATCAAGCGCACCGACACCCAAATTGTCGATGTGCTGATCTCCCTTTCGGCTACGGCACCGGCGCTACCGGCCAACTACACGCTGGCGCGTCGCATCGGATCGATGAAAACCGACGGCTCTGCGCACTGGCTGGCATTCACTCAGTATGGCGACAACTTCATCTGGTCAGTCGCGATAAATGAAATAAGCACCAGCAGCCCATCGACGTCGCTGACATCAGTCACGCTTGGCGGCGTTCCTCCCGGTATCGCGACTATCGTTCATATCAGAGGCATTTATACCAGCGCTACAGCCGGCAATGAAGTGCTGATGGCGGCGGGTGACGAAACTTCCACGTTGGACGGAACGTCAAGCGGCCGCAACCGAACGGCAGAAGTCGCGACAGCGAGTATCGCTTCAGTCTTTCAGATCGATCTGCAAACAAACGCCAGTGCTCAAGTGAAATATCAGTCAACGACGACATCCGCCACGTTGGACTTCAATACGTTTGGTTGGATCGATCGGCGCGGCAGGGACGCCTGAGATGTCGCTGCTCGGATTCGATGCGCCCGGGCGCCTTGCGCTCGGGCAGATGACCAGGCCGGCCAACGCCACCAACACCATTTTATTGGCCGGGGCCGGGTCTTATGCCGAAACCGGCAACGCCGCAGCGTTCGCAGCCCTACTCGGCGCTGTCGTCGGGTCGTTTGCCGAAACCGGCAATGTCGCGGCGTTCTCCGTTCGGTTGGCGATCAGTGCGGGGAGCTTCACCGTCACCGGCAACGCCGCGCATTTCTCGCCCGACGAAATCGCCCTGACCGGAAGCTTCACTTTCACCGGCAATGCCGCGACGCTCAATCCGACCATGGGCACGGCGACGGGCGCTTATCTCCTCTCAGGCAATGCCGCGTCGCTCGATCCAAGCCTTGGGGCGGCAACGGGCGCCTACATCATCACCGGCAATGCCGCGACGCTGACGCGCGATCTTGTCAATTGGCTGCCCGCGGGCCCGATCGCTCCATCATGGTCCGCCGAGGCGGCGCCTTCGTCCGCCTGGACGGCCGAGAGCGCGCCGGCAACAGCATGGACTCCTGAATTCACGGTGCCGACCTGATGCCGCTCAATCAATGGGGACCGTGGACGCCGGACGTTTCAGACTATGAAGGCGGTGGCGTCAAGAACATCTCGAACGTATTGCCGCGCGGCGATGGCTACGGGCCATTCCCGTCCTTTTCGGCGTACACGGCCGCACTGTCAGGCCCGTGCCGGGGCGGCTTCTATGCCCTGAAATCGGACGGCACGGTCTTAACCTTCGCCGGCACCGCAACAAAGCTCTATCAGCTCAACAACACCAATTTCACCTGGACCGATGTTTCGCTCGGAGGTGGGACCTATAGCGCGCTGACCTCGACGGCCAACTGGCAGTTCGCGCAATTCGGCAGCCTGGTGTTCGCCACCCAAGCCAATGCGCCGTTGCAGGTGTTTGACCTTTCGTCGGCGACGGCCTTTTCCAACGCGCTGGGATCGCCGCCGCAGGCCGCTTACATCAGCGTGGTCGGGCGCTTTCTGGTGCTCTCCGGACTGCTTTCGACACCCTATCGCATCCAGTGGTCGGGGCTTAACAGCGTCAATGCCTCCGCAAGCTGGACCTCGGGCATCAACAGTTCCGATTTCCAGGACTTTCCGGACGGCGGAATCGTTCGCGGCGTCGCCGGCGGCGATCAGTCCGGCATCATCTTTCAGGACCAGGCCATCCGGTCCATGGCTTATGTCGCAGGCTCGCCGATCATCTTCCAGATCACGAAGCTGACTTCCGACAAGGGGCTGTACGCGCCCTATTCCATCATCCGGGCCGGCGAAAACATCTTCTTTTTCGCCAATCAGGGTTTTCACAAGATCCCGCCTGGCGGCGTTCCCGAGCAGATCGGGCGCGAGCGCATCGACAAGACCTTCCTGGGCAATCTCGACAACGGCAATCTGCAGCTGTTCATCGGGGCAGCCGACCCGCGCAGCTCCCGCATCTATTGGGCCTACAAATCAAACGCCGGCAGCGCCGGCAACTTCGATACGCTGCTCGGCTATGACTTTGTGCTCGACCGCTTCTTTCAGCTTTCGGTCAGCGGCCAATATCTGCTCGGCATCTCGCAAAGCGGCCTGACGCTGGAGAACCTCGATGCCATTGCGCCCGGCGGTTCGCTCGACGCCATGACACTGAGCCTTGATTCCTACGCCACCGCGGTGCAGCCGCAGCTTGCGGCCTTC